AGTCTACCAAATGGATTTATCAAAGCTCTCGAAACATCAATAACATCCTTAATCTCTTTATGAAATACTCCTCTAATATTAGGAGAGGCTGCATGAAATCTCTCCATGATTTGCTTGGCTGAGAAAGCGGAGATAGTAAAGTTAATCCCTGCCTTTCTACAGTCATTCATAACATTAGACATGAACTCCGGCCATTGCATATCATAGTTGCCTGCGTGTCTTACCTTTTTGCCTATAAACCTCTCAGGGGATTCTTTTCCAATGATGTCTGCTACTGGGTCGTATTCAAAATCAAGATTTAATTTCCCTGTTATCAATGCTAATGCAGCAGTTCGTCTATGTATGTCAATGTTATCGAATGCTGCTAATAGTTCTTCATCGTTGGAAAGTAAAGCAACTATTCTTGCTTCAGCTTGAGACAAGTCTGCGTTAACAATAACAAATCCTGGGTCAGTGACAAGCATTGTTCTAATGTCACCACCGATATCCCCATGCTTTGTGATTGTTTTGAAAGCGAATCCAACTTTGACTGGTCTAGCGGGTGGGTCCAAAATACTGTCGCTACTTCTTCCCGTTTCTGTGCCAGCAATTCTAACTTGGGTTCGCATTCTTCCATCAAAGTCTGGCATTGCATAGAGATACGTTGATAGAGTCTTGTTAACTCTACGAAGCGTGAGGATGTTTTGAAGTATGTCTCTGTAGGATTCACTTGTTACCTTCTTTAAAATTTTAGATATAACTTTTTCGTTTGTTCCTCTGTCCCTATCGACCGGCTTTAATTTCATCTGGTCGTAGAGTAATTCTTTTACTTGCTTGGGAGAGTTATAGTTTATATCTCTACCAACTGCTACTTCTAGCTGGATAATTATATGCTCCAGCCATGTCTCATACTTAGCTACTAGATAGTTTCTGATTCCATTATCTACTGCGAATCCAACTTTCTCCATGTCGAAATAGAGCGAGTGGAGCTTGGTGATATAGTTGTAGTAGAATCCTTTAAGATCCGTCTTGTATACGTCTGACAGTATCTCAAGTTCTCTTTCCTGAACCCTGTCAACCTCACAATCCACCGCGGAATCTTTAGCATTATATAACAACCATCGGTCAATGTCGTGTTTGCCAAAGATGAACTCTTTACCCTCATCCTTGTAATACGGTTCCCTCGTCCATATTGATGAGATGAATGCCAAACCCACATAAGGTATCTCCGGGTTAATAGTATGTGCTTTTAATGAAGTATCAGATTTCAATCCTTTGAATCTAAATCCCATCATCTCCAGCTTGGACTGGTCAAACTTAAAGTTCTGTCCAGCTACTTCTTTATTACGAAACAACCAGTCCAACTTCTGCCAAATGAAAGCTAGATCAGTAGTTGGTATTGAACTAATTTCTATTCTTCCGATTTTCGAGAAGAGCGGGATTGAGATGGCTTGGTTCTCGTTGAAAGCAAGACTAACACATCCAGGAATTGTGCATTCAATTGTTTCAATATCCGCAAAGACTCTGTCCGCTGATTTGAATTGACGGTCAATAAATCTAGATACATCGACTGAATTTCTCGCGATAAATAAATCCCTTTGAGGTAAATCGCAGCTGCTTGTTTTTGATTCAGTGATTGCCCTTTTAATATCACTGGCCATAACCCATTTCCAGACGTAAGAGAAGATACCTTTTGTTTCATCATGATCCCCTGAATCATCTGACGCTCTGATTAAATTACCTGGTGATATGGTTCCAATTATCTTAGCATCACCTACTTGTGATGGCGTAATAGAACCTCTGTGAACAAGTAACTTCTTGTGTCCGGTAAGAGTCTCAAAAGCCAAAGGCCCAATTGCAAGAATACAATTAGGCTTGACTTCTAAGATTTCTCTGTAGAGCCTTTCCTTTTCTTCTTCAAGCGAACAAATGGTTCCTATTTGCTTGATATCAAAGAATGGTGGCTTGTATCTACATACGTATGTTAACCAGAAAGAACTTCTCCAGTTAGGATACCCATGTTCTGTAAAGATTCTATCTAAGAACTCTCCTGATGCTCCAAGAAAAGGTTCATTGCCTCTATCAGAAGAAGCATCTGGAAAGTCTCCAACAATTAGTAACTTACTTAACCCGTTTCCTCTGCCATGTATACAATTAGGCATCCTTTGTTTCTCTAATAGTAGCTAGTTCTACTTTGTGATGAATAGGCTTTGGTCTTGCCATATAGTCTGACTTCCAGATAGTAGCATAGAGAATCATATCGTCGAATGTATCCTCGATTGATTCGTGATTCACTTTGTTTGCTGCTAATACAACAGCTAGTCTAGCTAACTTAATGCCAATCATTGTGGCATAGACTTTATCCTTTGCATGTTTAAAGAAACTAGATACATACTCTGCAAAGTCAAAGTTAAAGAACGGTCCTTTATCTCCTGAGTAGTCGTCATTCTTAGTCTTGTGCATCCTACCTAACTTTTCAAATGTCTCTAATATACCTGGAATGAGTGGCACTTCTACTCCAAACCCCAGCAATAACCGTTGGGCGAAATCACATAGACTTCTTTTTCGTTCTGGATAGCGTAGCGAATTGTTTTCCACGCTGGAGAATCCTCATACTCGTTGAAGATTTGAGGGATTCCAATGACAACATTGCTATTGTCAATCATCTTTTTGTTCCTATCCCTCAGTGGATAAGACTCTTTACTAATTTGAGCACCATTAAACTTGTCAATTGTAGTTGAACCTGAGTGGGGATATACTTCTACTTTGAATCCCTGTGCCAAAAGAGAAAGGAATACATCATAGTCGGCATCATCTCCACCGATAATGAATGAATCCTTTTCCTTTGTAAATGTTGGCAGGAGATTTCTTAGTCCTTCTCCCTGTTTGCGGGTAATGTCAAAGCGTGAGGTAATAATTGCAATGCGATTAGTGGCTACTGAGGTGGTCATTTTTCTTTGCTCTTGGCGAATTGATATGCTTGGTTACGGTTATGGAATGCTAACATCTCTGGGTATTTCTTTATTCCCTCTATGATTACTAGAGAATCTCCTACCCATGTTTTACTTTTAGACAGAACTTTAGCCAGTTTCCTAACTGTTACTACCCTATCCATCTTTTCTATTTCTTCAATGACATAGGCAACTGCCTCTAGTTCTTCTATCCATGAAGTAGTTGACCTTAAATCTTTAACTACTTCTAGTATCTTTTCAGCAGATGATTGCTCCATAATTATCTAATAGGGAGAGTGTAGATTCCGAAAAGTTGAAGGAGCCAAAGAATGAGAATCAAGACTACAACAACTCTAAGAACTGTTCTAATTGGCGGAGACATCGGAACATATTGCTCAATTAGATAGAGAATAACTCCGAAGATTACTAGCACGATTAGAGCTGTAATTAGAGTTGTCATTTGTTTTTCCTATTTAATGTAATCGGCGTCGATGATTACTTCGTCGATTGTTATACCATCTGAATCTACTACATGTCCCACCTCTAAGATTGAAACACAGAAGCCAGAGTTAGCTCCTTTGATTTCAACATGAACTCTTACTTCAATCTCATCTGCATATTCTTTTAGTTCAGCTTTCAGTTCGCCTACTGTCATCATATTAATCCTATTGGTGCCATAGAAGGGACTCGAACCCTTATGTCTTTCGACGTTGGATTTTAAGTCCAATGTGTATGCCAATTCCACCACTATGGCTGTTGTTTAATTATTCGTCGCCTTCAACTTTGATTGAGTTAACAAACCAAAGCCTTGCAGTTTCGAGGTGAGTAATTGCAATTGCAAGAGAGCGACCATCGTATCTAGAGTCAGCTTTCAAATCTTCTAACTCTGATTGCGCTGCCTTGAATGCTTCAAAAATCTCAGCTTGTTTATCTTCCATTTTGTGCTCCTTTAACCAAGCTTGCCAAAGTTCTTGGTCTATCCAGTGGTATCGTTCCATAATCAAAAAAGAAACCGGCCAGGTTAAACTCTAGTGCGGGGAATAGTCCGCCAGAGCTATCCCCAAGAGACAGTATAAACCCAGCCGGTTTAATTAACTACTCAATCTTCGGAAGCTCCGCGTAATCATCAATCTGATTAATCGGCTTGTTGTTGTAAGTGCCACGTACCCAATGTGCAAGGAACTTCTTTCCAACAACGGTTCCCCTTGAGAGACGAACGCTAAAGGAACCATCTTCATTTTGAGGGAATCCGCAAGCAACAAGAAACGGAGCCATCATAACTGGCATCTTCTCGCTGAAGTAAATGAAGGGGTTTTCCAGTCCCTTGTATTCTCCAGAGAAGATACGATAAGTCATGTGAACGTTCTTGCTATCACCAGACTTGGAATCTTCAATAGCAAACTCTACAACTTCTGTAGGCAGCCATGAAGGAGCATCTACCAAACGGTTCTTGCTAAGATCTTCCTGCGAAATTCCCCAAACAATGACATCTTCTGACATGATACTCACTTCTCCTTTGCGCCTTTTGGTTTAAGTTTGGCGCCTTGCTTTATCCTGCCCTCGTTATTGAGTGACTAGGATAATTTCTTTACTGATAGTTTCTCAGCAATTGAACTAGGTTTATCGTCGCCTGGAATTTTAATCTTTCCAGCTTCAATACACTCAGGACAAACTAGAATAGCCCTGATAATAACAGCAGGCTTAACAGGAAGTTCTGATGTTACTGATTTAAAACAGAAGTAACAGCAATACCTCACAGATACTCCTTTACACAATCATAAAGGTTCTTACCAGTAATGTCAATCTCTGCTGGCAATCCCTTGATACTCGTCTTAGCCTCGAAGTAATCTTCGCTTGGCTGAGTATAGACAGTGCGTTTAATTACTTCCCTACCTTTGTCATCGCTTGCTACCTTGTAATCAAAGTACCAAACTTCATCGAAGTAAGTAGGGATAATTGATTCAATCTTAGGTCCAAAGGTTGTGATAGAAGTATATTTAGTAGCCTTCTTCTTCACATCAATTGCTGTCCGTTGGATTGGATGAGCAGTCAGAAAGAAATTACATTTCAAAGAGCGAAGAGTTTCAAGGAGAGTAGAAATAATCATTGCCTCTCCATTGAATTCATCCCAGCCTGGAACTGCAATTCCACCTGATGTTACTTTAATTCCTTTCTCATCCTCACTTTTGGTTTTGCCATACCAATTAGCAAATGAACCTTTAGCCATCATCTGCATTAGGACTGCTGTAGTGGAAAGACTAGTAACTCCATCCAGAATAATGTTCTGAAAAGAATTGAATTTAACTAGCTCATCCACGGCCGGCTTGAACTTAGTCCAGAATGTAGCTGGAGTAATTTCTTCTACTGCAAAATCTCCTGCTGTTACTCTATCTGGATACCAGTCAATGATAGGTCTATGTCTACCATCAAAGTCTAAGTTTAAAGTTTTGCCCGGCCAGCTAGCGGCTGCTATTGTTTTACCTCTACCTGTTGGACCTACTAGAAGAGCGCGAATGAATCGTTCATAGTTCTTTGAGTTCAAATTAACTGGCATTAAATTCCTTTAGGTAATATAGAAGCTACTAAATCATCAATAGAACTTTCGATTGCTTGCTTTTTCTTTACATATTTCTTAGGAGTTCTAGTGCAATCATTACAATGTGGAGTTACTACGTATCTTTCTCCATTCTTTAGCTTGGAAAGCTTCATAATAAATGGGTAACCACAACGACTACATTCAGCTTGCTTACCGTCTACTAATTCCATTCTTACAAAATGGGTGCAAGCAGGTTTGTTACAAGCATAGACCATGTATGGAACATTGGTCTTTCTATTCAAGTCCCTCAGTTTGTATCTGTGTAAGCACTTCATTTAGTTCTTCCTTATGTGGACTCCACCTGTCGCCAATGTGGAATTCTGTCTGAATCTTTCTATCTCTTTCTTCATCTGTCTCTGAGTTACATATTCTCTGATAGTTACATTTCTGACATTGGGAGATTCCTAATGGTGCTACTTTCAAATGGGATTGAGGCCAGCTATTCTCTTGAAATGAATAGTCTAGAATCTTAGCCCATTGAATTGTATTCTTTACCCATCTATCCTTTACGCCTTGACCAATTGGAATAGGAACTCTACGAAACTTCTTAGCTGGTTCGTAGGATTTCTGTAGTCCAACTTCATTGACATAGACCATGTTCAGTTTCTTAGCTACTGCATAACCAATGAACTGATTGTCTAATGGAGTATAATCTGCTTTCATAGCTCTCCATTTATGGTCCATTACAGCTTCTCCTATTGCTGGAAATTCTGCATGGATGTCAATCTTACCTTCATACACTACAACCAGGTCATCATCTTCGTACAGAATGAATGAGAATGGTTGCTCTACATTTAGAACTTTTATGCCATCGTGTCTGTAGAATTTGGTGTAATCATGGAACGTGCTGATTACCCATTCTGATGTCATCAAATCCAAATTCAAAGTCTGATAGTGTTCTCTTCCCTTTTCAGTTGCTAGATTAACAGCATCTTCCCAAGAGAATCCTTTTTGTAGTAGCTGGTAGTAAACTTCTAGAACAGTATGCCCTAAGTCTCCACGCTCTAGTGGCATTGGAGTTTCATTCATCCTAAAGTTCTTTACGAAGTTTAGGTAACAGTAAAAAGGGCACTTCTGTATTGCATCTAGAATTTGAGAATCGATTGCTAGTATTCTCTTCTCAGTTTCCATATAGTTTTACTTTCATTTATTCACAAGTTCCCTCTACATAGTATAGCACAGAACGGAAGGAATGTCAAGCGATTAATTAATTAATTGGGTTCTTTGTCATTACCTTCATCAGAATACAATGCAATGAGTTGAACTCTCATTTCAGATAGTCCAATTGCCAGCTTGACAATACAATATGGATGAAAGAAAACATCCTTAACTTTAACTGCATCTGGATGGCTATCGAATCCATTGTCACAGAGTAGACAAGTAGCACCTTCTAATTCTTCTCGTTTCATTTCTTCAATGTGCATCATTGCTTTATTCCTTTGTAATTACTTGGCACTGTCAAAGAATTGACGGCTGTTCAGGAGGCTCTGTGAGCGGCCGGAATACCTTACCCTATCTTACCCGCTAAGACGTTGCGTTCGCTATCCTTGCGTCATCCTAGCAGGCAAGAAAGGGTATCGTAGGCTTGATTTCTAGACAGGCTAGAGAGGTATCTGATTAGGACAAGAACAGGACATCAATCAGTATACCTAAAGTAAATCCTCTCTAACATATCTGCATCTTCTTCTGTTAGCTTCTCTTTACCCATAAGTTTATAGGTAGTTGATACTAGAAAAGCTTTCTCCCAAGGCTGAAGAAACTCGTATTGCTTTTCAACAGCATCAATCTGTTCTCTATAGAAACTATCAAGCTGAGGTTTCCAAACGTATTTCTCTGATTCCATACGTAATCCTTTTAGCAACTAAAAGAAAAGAAAATGAAAAGAGACTGGAGAATGATTAGTTCCCCAGCCTCTCTTTGTTATCTCGCTAGACATACGCTAGCCGAGATATTACTTACGTTCTAGTTCTATTACGAGACTTCCTGGGGAATCTGTTGAGCCGCAGCCGCAGCCTTGAGCTTTTCCTGATTCTTAATCCAAGAATTCTTCAAGAACAATGCAGTCTCTTCCATTTCCGAACCATTGTTCTTCATAACCTGACGAACAGTGCGCTTGAATACATCGCGCTGCTTGTCATCCATCGGCAGGTCCGAAAGATAAACATCAAGTTCATCCTTAGACGATTCGATTTCATATTGCCGCTCATTCCATCCATCAACGAAGCAATCCAAAAGCAACTGCTCATCACCTTCAACAAGCTGAAGAGCAAGAGTAATATCAGTCAATACTCCGTTGGAATAAAACGATGGAACAACTTCATCAATCGTGATAAGCTTTCCTTCAGCATCCTTACCCAACGATTCGCGCTTCTGGTTTCCATTCTCATCGAGAACCGGATTACCTTCCGCATCAACCATCGGCTTAGTTTCACGCGCAACAATCTTATCCTTGAATGCGCCAACTGCGGTGAATGTAATCGCTCGGGAATTAGCACCACGAGTGTTACGAGTAAGCTGAACAGTCGGAATCGTCTGAGTCTCTTCGGTCGAGGTAACTGGAGTCATTGTTTTCTTTTCCTTTTCTAACGGTTAAAAGTTAACGAGTTAAACTGACAGAGTAAAACCATCCTAACACAAAATCCTGCGATACGGAACCGGCTATCTTTCGATATCGATTTTTTCAGAGAACCTTACCGCGGGCTGGACGTGCCCACGTCTAGTGTATCATACCTCGGGCGCTATGTCAAGAGAAATCGACAGCCGACTGTGTGATTTTTTCAGCGATAGAGTATCGCGTAGAAACTACACAGCCGGCCAGGATAATCTATAATCAATATAGACTATTCAAAGCTAATCAATTTCATCCAATGTCTCTAGCTCTGAAACTACATCATCAAGAGAAGTCCAGTTTGGCAAATCATCTAGCCAATTTTCATCATGTGGACAACGCTTACAAACTTGTCTATCCATTGTTGAGTAGTCCTCAAACTTCACTATCTTACATTCATTGGTAAGATATTTGTATGTTCCTTCTTCACCTTTATAGAAAGTGATTCCAAGATACTTGTGATGACTACAAGGATAGAGAATTGCTACGGCATGACCGAGCTTGTGATTCCTCTTAGAACGGTGGACTGTAATCTGAATGATGCGGATAGGAATTCTTTTAATCATATATCAATCCTTATATTGTCTGGACTTAGTGTCTATTGCGGTATCTTTAAGCAATTGAATACGTTCCCTTAGGAGTTCAATCCTAATCTCATAGTATTCAATTGTTCTGTGCGCTACGTCTAATGCGTTTACCAATTCAGGCATACTCAGTAGACGTATAGTGGGTTCCAGGTTCTTCTTTATTCGCTCTTTCTCGAGCCTTGTCATTAGAATCCCCTTCTAATATTCTTTCGCCCCTTTGTGATAAGAATGTCATAGAGTGCAGTCAGGAGAGAATCTTCACTCCATTCCATTTTCTTACCATCGAGTGTCTCTTTCATTGCCTTACGCTTGCGTTCGACAATCTCTGTGAAGTATTCGTCGATGGTTCCGCTTGCAATTGGATAGGTTGCGTTGACAAAACTTCTCTTCTGTCCAATTCTAACCAGTCTTGACTCGGCCTGTTCCTCATTGGCTGGATTCCATTGCCTTTCAGCGATGATACAGTCATTGCAGACTTGCTGTAACCTATCGACTCCCTCAGACATTGCCAAAGTAGAACCGATTAGGAATGGACTACTTTCCTTTCCAGGCGTAATGAACTTTGTTACTAGGTCATAACGCTGTTGCTGATTCAATCCTGAGTGATAGATTTGTGGAGTAGCATATCCACCTTCTAGACACCATTTAGAAAGAAGGAATGCAATCGTATCCATCACATCTTTATGATGAGCAAAGATTAGCAACTTGCCTGATGGATTCTCTAGCAAATATTCTACAGCCAAATCTACTGTCGGCTGGATTTTATTCAATCCGATTAGATGGCGCATTACGCTAAGACGCGCAATCATTTCCAACGGATTCTTTCTAGCTGTCTCTTTCTCCATTTCTCTGATGAATTGCATCTCGGCTTTTTCATATTCAGCCTTGAGCTTATCCGATTCAAAGTCAACGTGGTAGAATATACGATTCGCTTTGGTTACTCGCAATCCAATCTCCTCTTTGACATCTTCTCTTGTTCTACGTAATACTATATTCTTTGTGTAATCCGCAAATCTTTCAGGATTCCAAAGGCCAGTATATTTTTCGTATCCATTTACAATTTCTGTCTTAACCCAACGGTCCAAGAATCCTTTCTTTGTAGGGAACTTATCCGGTGCTAGAAGATTCAAGATTGTGAAATATTCAGCTGCATTGTTCTTGATAGGCGTTCCAGACAATGCAATGATATTCTTTCCTTCGGCAACTCTAACTACTTCTTTAGTTCTAGTCGAGTCACCTTTAATCAGCTGAACCTCATCCATAATGACAGTTTTGAATGGAAAGTCATAGAATGGATTTGTAACCTTCTTGGTTTTGATTTCATGACCCCAAGCAGATTTAACTATAGTATCCTCTTTTGTAGAGAACTTCCGTAGGATATCGTAGGATGCAATACAGACATTGAATCCTTCAACTGGTGGAGTCTTTCCATCGCTGATAATCTGGGGCAGATAATCCATTCCGCACCAGTTAATCAGACTCACTAGCCATTGCATTTTGATAGATGACTTTACCAATAGAAGGACAGGGAAGAAGTTAAGCAAATTATGCTTCATTGCATAGTGCAAAACTCCCAATGCCTGAACTGTTTTTCCTAATCCCTGTTCATCGGCAATCAAAACTCGAAAAGCATTATCGATTGCGAATTGAATGCCTTTATGCTGATAGGGATAAGGAGTATCGAATGTCTTACTATTGTGGAATTGAGTTTTATCAAAAACTATTTCCTCAATAGTAGGTGCCTTAATCAAGGTATCGGCTTTGATATCCTCTTGAATAGCTTCAATTGCTTTTTGTTCTTCTTCTATAGTAAGCTTGGCCATGATTAGATGTTTGCAATCCAATCTTATCATTCGGCCAATCGTTGCTTTTACTTCCCGCTTCTCCATACATTGCGGGCATAGAGCATATTGTTTCTTCATATAGTATCCTTATTACTTACCTTCTTTAGCGAGACGCATTCTTTCTTTCATAGCGGCAGCGCGATTTGCTATTTCATCCGCACTAACTTTTTCCTTTGCAGGAATATTCATTAGCTGCTCAATCGGTGATAGTTTAGGCTCTTCAGCTTGTGATAGCTTTTTCTCTTTCATTTGTTGAATTTGCTTTTTCAACTCTGAGCTATCAATTCCAAGCAGTTTCTTTACGCTATCTTCCTTTGGCGCTTTTGGACCGCTTGACTTTTTCTTTTCTCTAGGCTCTTTCTCGTAATCAATTACTATGTTTGGCTCTGTAATCAGCCTAGCTCTTTCATTCTTAAGCCAAGTGGGAATTGACCTTCTACCTGTCAGAACATCATTTCTATCATGCAGAAGTTTCCATTCGCTTTTAGCGAAGAATTCGATTTTCGCTATTTCTACTATCCTCGCCTCGATTTCCTCTATTGTAGTCATCGCTTCGATAGTTTGCATCTTATCTTTAACCCATGCGTTATAGATATCGATGTCTACGCTATAATTGACTTTTGGCATTTGTCTCCTCTGTCGTTTAAGAATCTAGATTAGATTCCATTCGCTTTATTCAATAAGAATAGAGCCAATGCAATTTAATCGATTGTAGAAAAAGCACAACGCTAAGATTTCATCCGGTAAACGGTATCATTTCGCTTAGAAAAAGCACAACGCTAATAGCATTGGCCCTGGCTCTTGACCTTTTCTTTTGACCTTGAACTATTTAAGAAAAAGAGCCCTTATTCCTGTTTAGGAACTTAGGCTCTTTTTCTTTTTGTTCTCAGTCGTTGTATGGGTCTTTCCCCCGGAGAACTACGTATTCGAGTTCATTTTCGGGAGTAGAGTAAGCTTCTGTCATGTCCTGAGCGTAGGACCGAGCGGTTTCAAAGCTATTGAAGATGACAGCATTGAATATTAGACTCAACCTGCCAGCTCTCAATTGAACGACAACGTATGTTGTAGTAAGTTTCATATTAGAAATCATAACCTCGTTCAATCTTGTTTGCACAAGAGTTACAGTATGCGTATTGTGGCTGGATTCTTACCCACTTCTCGCATCCTCGACACTTCTTACGAACTGAAGTCTTTTGAACTTGCTTGTAGTAATCAACCATGTCCGGGTCGTCCATGTTTTCCCAGTGGCCGAAATTGTCGTCATAGTAGGTTGGCATTTAATGTATCCTTTCGAATCAAAGTAAACGTAAATGGAGAGACGGATTCTCTTTTGTCGAATTGATATGCGAATGTTCTGGCCTCGCTAGGCATTATGCATTCTTCGTCACGATTGACAAATATTCGACTGCTGAGAACGATTACTCCGCCAGTAACCTTAGTTGCTCTTTTGACAGCTAGAGCAATTGGGCAATGAAAGACATTACCTTCTTGCCCTAGCTGTATGTCTGCTTGGGTTATTTCGACAAGTAATCCAGCAGTTGGAATATCCATGATTACTTATGCCGAGATATGGATTGCTTTGATTTTCTGGAAGGTCTTTCCCTCTTCTTCATCCAATTGGTAATCGCGGTAGCTATGCTTCCCGTAATACCACTCTTCGTAATAGTTAAGACAGAGTTCGTCGGGTTCTGCAACTTTCTGGATTTCATTGACGCCACCTTCGTATCCAGCTACCGTAACCATCACGTCTGGCATTTCCAACAATTTACGAGCAAGTTCGTGTGCGGTCATTTGTCTCCTTTATATAGTTTGGATTCGCACTTCTCACAAATGCCTTTGTATCCAGTTTCTTTGGAAGCTCTTAAGGAATTGACAGCCTTCTTGCACTTGGAACAAATGAGAACTGTTTTTTCCATTACTCTTTTGTCCATTTCTTCATGAACTCATCTTTGGAAAGTAACTTAGTTCCAATCATTTTTAGTGACTGGAACTCTTCGTCTAGAGTCTTTCTCTGCTCTTCAATTGAGATTTTAATCTCAATCAAGTCAAGTGCTCTTTCAGCTACTTCGTTTGTTCCGCCGAAGGCATTGGAGATAGTGATGAGAGTTTCTTTAGCTCCTTGAAGTTCATCGTAAGTAGGAGTCAAACCAGTAAAGCCAACCAAATAATGGTTAGCTTTACTGATGAGAAGAAATGCTTCAGCGATGTGCCACTCTCTTGACCTTTCCTTAGTCATTGGATTCAAAGTCCTCTAGTTGAGAAGCAAGTTCTCCAATTTCTGTTTGGCTGAAAGGTTTAGGCTCGAACTCATCACAGACAGCTTCGATATAGTCTGCAATTTCATCGAATGAATCTCCACTGTCATTTCTTTCTGCAAGAGTATGAACATCCAGTGGCTTCCTATAACCTGATTCAAGGTCGAGAAAGTTCTTTACTGCTTTGCTTGGAAGATAGATACTTGAACCGGCATAGATATATCCTGTGTCGGTTGTTGTATCTGTCATTTCGATTTCTTCCAATGACCAATCACCAAAATTAGTCAAATCACAAGCAACCCCGAGACAGCAGAACTGGTCAATTCCATCCACGTTCTGTCTCAAACGACCTTTGCCTTGAGTGTAACGACCTGAACGGAGAGCTGGAAGCCAAGTGTCACGAATCCATTTGATATTCATTGTGTCTCCTATATAGAGAAAAAAGGGAAAGTGCCAGTTTATTCTAGATACTGGCAAACTAGATCTCAATTTGACCTACAAGTTTGAGATGGCACTTGTATTAGCACGGGAAGGGTTACCCTGCTAATCTTTTAAGAACTACTTGTTCTCGGTGATGGGGATTTCCTTCTTCTTCATCTCTTCGGCTGCCCAAACCTTGAGCTTGGCAACGTCATCCTTGTTGGTCCGAGCGAGTGCCATCAACTCACTTGTCGTGCAGCAGCCGAACTCGGGGGAAGTGAGAAACTGAAGCGCGGTCATTTTGACTCCTTATATACTAACGGTTGAAGTTACTTGCATTTAGAGAACTAAGTCCACTGCTTGACCATGTTGTCAATCTTTTGGTCAAGAGTAATGAGAGCAAACTCGATGGAACCAAGCCTTCCATCCATCGTTTTCGTTCGTTCGAGAAGAACATCAAGAGTTCGACGAATGATTTCTTCGTTCTTGTTCTTCTCTCTTTCTCTGTTCTCTTTCATCTCTTTCTTCTTCGGTGAACCTCGTCTCCTTGGAATGTATGTTTTAGCAAACTCAGCCACTTCAGCCAAGTCATACCTTCCATTTGCTCGTTCAGAACCTTCCTTTGGAGTTGCCAGGTTCTTGATCTTTCCTGCTCTTGTCAGTTTCCAAACGATGTTTGGTCGAACATTGAGAAGCTCGGCTGCTTGCTGTGTTGTGATTTTCATAGTAAGTTACTTCAGGAAACGGGGATGAAGGGAATCGGGGCACATAGTGTTGTATTCACCCGTATAGTAGTCAGTTTGCATACCAATTACACGCCATCTTGACGGGTCTGGATGTGTCTTGTTGAGATAGTTGCACCTCTCTTGTGCAAGTTCATCGGTTGTAAAGATTCCACCCCAATCAAAGTGGTTAGGGGCATTCCTTCCGACAACGAAAACAATCAGTTTATCTAGGTTAGACTGCATAGAAACCTCAAAATAGGAAAGAAAAGGAATCATTATTAGTGATTTTTACCATTAAAGGTACTTAAAAGCACTAATAATGATTTCAAAAAGGAACCATTGTTTGAAAACTAGACTGTCCGTTGTCACAAGTTCAAGGGAAGTATGCCGAAAGTATATCGAAAGTATGCTGAAAGTATGTCGAAAGTATGTCCTTTCTTTCTGCAAAATCTAGGAATTTTTGAGTGGTCAAAACGGGGAAAACAGTCGAGAATCCGAGGAAATTTTCAAATTGTCCTCTTTTTAGGACAGACCCTAGTCCTTCTCATTCTACACTTTTTGATACCCACTTGTCAAGAGAATTTGGGGTGTGTAATTTTTACATGGTGGGGTGTTGGTATTGTGTATTTTTTATATTGATATATATATACTAAGATTTATAAAAAAGAGACAAAAAATTGACACCCCACAAATTGTCAAAAAATTGACCATCCATAATCTTGGATGAGAGGTGGGTATCAATTTTATAAGAGAGAGGGGGAGGGGTGCCAGAAAATCGTGATTTTGCTAGGATTTTCTGCATTTTCGGTCATTTTGACTCCTAAAGCAAGAGCATACTTTTGGCATACTTTCGGCATACTTTTGGCATACTTTCGGCATACTTTGAAGAAACTTGCCGAGACAAGAGAGAAAAAAGTGAGGAAATTAGTTGTTAAACGGGTTTAGTGAGATTGTTTATGGAGGATTTACTTCACTTTGACAATTCTTTTAGCCTGTCAAACCAGACTCCAACTGGGTAACCTTGGATGCCAGCGAATGCAAGTGCTGAACGAAAATCATCTTTGGTCATGCCATAATCCCTAACGTACTCCAGAAGTAGTGTGTTAAGGTTTTCAAATCTATCACCTAGATAAGATTTAATATCCTTCATTGCTTCATTCTGCTTCTGTGTTTCATCTTTTAGAACTGTGTAATCAACTGTATAGTGTGACATTTTCTCTTTGGATATTCCTTCCTTTGATGAAAAGTTCAACACTAATTTCCTCACCCAGTTGATTACTTATGGTTTGGTGTCACATCTACTTCAAAGGTTGGAGATACAACCCGGAAATAAATGTCTGATTCCCTGTAAAGAATCTTTAAGACTCTTTGGATGTCTGATGCATGTCTCATTACGTCTCCGTAAGAGGTTCCAACTGGAACTGTTGAATACTGCACCAGGTCTTGAATCTGAGTTGCTGCATTTGTGAGAATGAGAGCAACATCTCTCTTGAGTGCATCTGGACTAGAAGCTTGGACAGAGATTTCGTTTTTGAAAGTCATGTTACTTCGTCTCCTCTTCAACCTTCTTAACCAAACGAGGCTTCCACTGTCCAAGAGCTTTCTTAGCATCGACAATCTTCTTTCGTGCTGCTGTCAATTCATCCAATGTTGGAACTGGAAGGCCAAGGTTTCGATTGTTGGTGATTGCACCTTGCCATGCAGTTGCAAGCTTTCCAGCTTCGAGTGGATTTTCTGCAAGGTCTGATTCAAGGAGATACTCCATCAAGAGAGACTTACGAGATTGATTCTGCTGAGCCTCACTTCTCAACATATAATCAATCCCTAGTGAAAACGCATACACTAAGGAAAAAGGCAGACGAAGATTCTCAATTTTTGTAATGAACTCGTTCACACCCATCTTCTGAATGTGTTCATAAGTCCAAGACCGAGTAATCTCTTCTCCTGTCTCTTCATCTTTTTCTACGACTGGAATACCAATTGACTGGATTGCAATGGTTCCTGACGCATTCTTACCACGTCGAGCAACTCGGCAATCGTAGAGAGTGATTGGCTTGTCTGTTCCATTTTCTTCAGTAAGACCCGTAAGCTGCGCCTCACCCACGTCCTCTGGCTTTTCGGTAATATCCATTTCTTCCACTTCATCCTGACTCATGGTTGCATTTTCGTTGGTCACTGTATATACTCCTTAGTTAGAGAAGAAAAATTAAATAAATGTTCAGTTACGTGATAAGCCCTTAAGTTCTTGAACTATGCACTTGAACTTTGAAAATAAAGTTCAGTTACATTAGCTAGAACTTAAGGGTTTGTTGTGCTCTTTCTTGATTAGTATTCCAAACAGAAATCCAACCAGAAAGACTCGTTGTACTGGTCATGATGGAGAAAGGTTCCTTGACCACAATGGGATGTGTAGATAGTTCCATCATCGAACCACTGAACCATCAAACTTCCATAGAGGTAGGTGGTCTTGCTCTTTCCTGCTACGATGAATAGAGTCACTTGTTTCTTTCTCCTTCCATGATGTTTAGGTCAGTTGGAAAGGTAATTCCCAATCCAAATATCCACTCGAAACAAACACAGTCACCACCATCTGTAACGATGACTCGTGTTGTTGTTCCGATTCTTGCACCTACTGAATGAGTGTGATGATAGAATGATTTACCTGCTGTCACTCCATCAACGAATCTCTTCTCATATCCATAGGAACCATCTGCAAGAAAGACTACAACTGAGAACTCTCCGGGTTGTTCTAGATTCATTACCATTCCTCTTCTTCGATTGGCTCGTCAACGTCGGCCTGAGTGTAGTATTCAAGAATCACTGG